TGGCGGGCGCCCTCGGCTTGAGCCGTGACGCGCTCGAAAACCGCATCTACGAACGCAAGGGCCAAGGACTGTTGATCGAGACCGCGCTGCAGATGCAGAAGTTTTCGGGCACGACCTTTTTTGCTGAGGCGGTCGCTGCAGTCAGCGGCGGCACGTTCGTTAAACTGCCGGAAGTCGAGATCGACAACGTCGACCTGCTGAAGAAGTTCAACGAGCTGTATGCCAAGCTGGGCAGCTTCTCGAGCGACTTCAACCAGGCCACGGCGGACGACCATATCGACCGCCGCGAGGAAGCCATGCTGCGCGCCGGCGCCGACGAGATGCAGAAGACGATCTCCGAGCTGGTCGCGTTGACGATGCGCGTGTATGGCACGCCAGCGAAGCAGGAAGGCGCATGAAACCGAACGCGACATTCGCAGAACTGGTCGACCTGGCTGAACTGGCCATGGTGACCACCTCGACAGGGCCGGCGCCGATGATGCGGCCCCTTTCCCCACGCCACCGGGCGCCGAACCGCGTCATGCGGCCGGGCGCCCTCGATTACCAAACCATCCCATCGCTGCATGGTAATACGCGTGTGCCCTTCAAGAGCAGCATCGCGTGCGCTGACGGGGTCGAGCAAGAATGAGCAATGTTGGTCAAGTAGTCGCACACATGATAGAGCACGACATGCCGGCCCTGCCGGCGGGCCATCCGATCTTGGACGGCAAGTACAAACGCTTCGGGCCCGAGAAAAAGGCCTGGTACATCCTGCGCGAGATGAAGCTCGACTCGGGCCGCATCGTCGTCACCGGCGCCTTCGGCTACTTCCAGGGCGAGAACCGCAATACGGTCCCGGTGACGTGCGACATCGAAGAGCTGACCGAGGCCGAGAAGAGCGAGCTCGCACGCAAGCAGCGAGCCGTGACGAAGGCGGAAGAACAGAAGCGCGACAATGCCGCCCGGCTGGCTGCCAACCGCGCGCTGGACCAGTGGAAGCAGGCTGCGGGCGTCCCGGTCGTTCATCCCTACCTCGAGCGCAAGCAGGTGCCGAGCGAAGGCCTGCGCGTCGGCCGCGACGGCAAGCTGCTCATTCCCCTGGTACGCGACGGCCAGCTGCTCGGCCTGCAGAAGATCGACGAGGCCGGCGAGAAGAAGCTGAACGCCGGCATGGATGCGATCGGCGTCATGCACGTGCTCGGCCAGCTCGAGGACGCGGGCGTCATTGCCCTGGGCGAGGGATATGCGACGTGTGCCAGCGTACGTCTGGCGCTCGCGCCTGGCTATGATTTGCCGGTGGTCGTCGCCCTCAATGCCGGCAACCTGATCCACGTCGCGCGCTGGCTGCGCAAACACTATCCGAACGCGCACCTGCTGCTGCTGGCCGACGACGACTACCTGCTGGCCGAGCGCTTTACCGAGCACCTGCGCAAGGTGTTCCACATTTCGGCGAGCGTGCCGATCGACGGCGTATCGCACCGCGTGACCGCCGACGACGGGCAGCTGGTCGAGGTCATGGCACGGTGGAAGACGAATGCCGAAAACATTTCGTTCATCGACGTCGACGTGCGGCGCGGCCGTTCGGTGAGTACGCCGACGTTTTCGAATGCCGGCGTGGCCAGCTGCCACGCTGCCGCAAAGGACGTGGGCAACGCATCGGTGGCGGTGCCGCGGTTCGCGGCCGATCGCGGCGGGCGCAAGCTGACCGATTACAACGACCTGCATATCGAGGAGGGGCTCGATCAGGTGCGCGTACAGCTGCGCCTCGCGCTGATCGAGGCCAAGCCCGCGCGAGCGGCCGAGAACGTGCCGCAGCCAGCGGCCACCCTATCCCTCGCTGCGGAGCAGCGCAATACTCGCCCCTTCGCCTCTTCCGCGCAAGCGGCCGAGGATGCGCCGCAGTCGGGGCCCATCCTTCCCTTCGCTGCGCAGCAGCGCACAACCGGTTCTCCCGCCCCCTCTCCGGCGGCGGCCGCCGAGTCCGACGTGCCTTTTTCGGATGACCTGACCCCACCGGATTCCCCCACCCCCCCTGGCGCGGAGCAGCCGCGCGCGAGCGCGACAGAAGAGACGCCGTCGGAAATCGCGGCGCGATTTGACGAGGAAGCGGCTGGCAGCGGGTCGATAACGCCACCAGCCGGCGTCCGCTCCGCGCCGGGGGAGGGGGGCGAGGACGACGCGCCGCACAAGAAGGACAAGCCCAAGAAGGTCTACGGGCAGGCGCACTGGGACGCCGTCGACGACGTGCTCGAGAACTTCATCCTGATCTACGGCGAGGACCTGGTGTGGGACTGCCGGCAGCGCATGCTGATGAAGGTTTCGGCGATGCGCACCATCGTGGCGAACAACGACGTGATGAAGTTCTGGTCCGGCGAGGCGCGCAAGTGGGTGCTGAAGAAGAACATCGTGTTCGACCCGACCGAGACGCCCAGCCCGGCCTCGAGCGGCCCGACGGCGACCGTCAACCTGTTCAGCGGCTGGAAGATGCGGCCGAAGAAGGGCAACTGCATGCAGATCCAGGTGCTGCTCTCGCACCTGTGCGACGGCAACGATGATTTGGCGTTGTGGATCCTGCGCTGGCTGGCTTACCCGCTGCGCAACCCGGGCGCAAAGATGGAAACGTCGATCATCATGCACGGCGATGAGGGCTCGGGTAAGAACTTCTTCTTCGAGAAGGTAGTGAAGGCCATCTATGGCGAGTACGGCTATGTGATCGGTAACGCGCAGCTGGAGTCGAACTTCAACGACTGGGCCTCGATGAAGCTGTTCATGGTGGCCGACGAGGTGGTCACCCGGTCCGAGCTCAAGCAGATGAAGGGCAAGCTCAAGTACCTGGTGTCGGGCGACACCGTGATTGTCAACCCGAAGGGCCTGCCCGAGCACAGCGAAGCGAACCAGATGAACTTCGTCTTCCTGTCGAACGAGCTGCAGCCGCTCGCCCTGGACAAGACGGACCGGCGCTACCTGGTCGTGTGGACGCCGCCGGCGCTCAGCGCGGACTTCTACAAGGGCGTGTGGGAGGAGATCGGCGCCGGCGGCATTGAGGCCTTCTATCACTACCTGGTGCGCGAGCTGGACATGGGCGACTTCAACGAGCACACGAAGCCGCTCTACAACGAGGCGAAGGACAACCTGATCGAGAAGAGCCTGGCGCCGGCCGAGCGCTTCTACCGCGAGTGGTCGCGCGGATTGCTGCCGCTGCCCTTCATCACCTGTGGCGTGCAGCAGCTGTACGACGCATTCCAGGTGTGGTGCAACCGGTCGGGCGAATCGAAGTACACCTCGCTGACCATCTTCAGCCCCTCCGTCGAGCGTTACGCCGGCAAGGCGCTGCACAAGAAACCGATCCTGTACGAGTACGGCGAGAAGGTGAAGCAGCGGAACGTGTTCCTGGTGGGCGATCACCCGCCCGGCCAGACCCTGCGCGAGTGGACGGAGAACGCCAGTGCGCTGTTCGAGTCGGACCTGAAGTCGTATCGCCATCGTGGTGCAGTCGGTGTTGAGGGTTAACCCTCCACATGCGAGCAAGTGTCAACACGTGTAAGCCCTTGAATAGTAAGGCGATGTTGTGGGTGTTGAGGGTATTGAGGGTTTTTTGAGGCTCCACGCGTGCGTATGCGCTGGAAAAGGCAAGCCAAGAGAAGAAGCGACGGAATTAAATCCTGTTTGATTTTAATTTAACCCTCAATAGTCTCAATAGTGTCAACAAAGGTAATGAAAACAAAGAGTTAAAGGTGTTGAGGGTATGTTGGGCATGTTGAGGGTTTGTCGAAAAGAAACATAACGAGTAGTCAGTAGGGGGCGAGATGGCGAAAGGAGGAATGCGCGAGCAGATGCCGGTGGTGGCGGCCTGGATCGATGGGATGCGGGAAGCGTTCGGGACCGAGTCGATCGACAGGCAGATACGGGCCGGCATGAAGGGCCAGCCGGTGTTCTACGCCAGCGAGAACGGGCACACGGTGGGAACGAAGCCGAAGCCTGGCTGGCGCGTGCTGAAGGACGAGAAGGGAAATTCGACGGTGGTGGTGGACGGCAAGGACAAGCGGTAACGATACGCGGACGGCGAGTACCGTCCCGAGGACAAAAGGGGAACGAAAATGGGAGCAATGGGCGTGGAAGTGGAACAGCAGGGCATTTTTGAAAACGCGGGGCAGGCAGTGCACGTTGCCTTCCTGGTGATGGCACAGGAGGCGACGCAGGACGCGCCGCTGCGCAAGGCGCTGATCCGGGCGATGGAGTCCGTTCAGCTCGGCGCCGGCCAGCGTCACTGGCTTGACCAGCTGCGCGGCGGTGGCAGCGGCACGGTGAACTTCCAGGGGCTGCGTGGCGACGAGATCCGAGCGCAGTGCGCCCTGATCACACAGGCGGTGAAGACCAAGCTGCCGAACGTCGAGATGTGGGTGCTGCAGGCGAAGTATGGGCAGACCGACTTCGAGGATGTAGCGGACGGCGGTGAAGAGGGCGCTGCCTTGGCTGCGCTGGAGGATGCGCGGCTCGTCGTGAAGAAAGAGCGCGGGGAATTGGCGGCGGCTCGCAGTGAACTTGAGGCTGGCCGTTCCAGTGGCGCGACGATCGCATTCGAACCACGCACCCGTGTCTACGGCCATGCGATAGCGTTCGCCGACAGTGCGCGGGCAGCGATCCGTGAAATGGAAGCACGAGTAGTGGCGGCCGAGTCGGCGCTGCAGGCTGCTCAGGTAGCTTTCGACCAGCAGTCTGCGTGCACACTACTCGATAACGGGCCTCGGCCCCAGGGCGGGCAGTCGAAACGCCGCTATGCGTTCTCCGCCGAGCGCATCGCTGCGATTCAAGGGCTGTCGGATTGGTTTGTACCGTTGTTCCCGCGCATCAAGCCGCTGGCCATTGACTGCATGCTCGGCCGGATGTTCGCGAACCACAAGAAGATTGACATCAGTTCCCGCGACCTGGCTGCGCAGTTTGGCGGCAACCACACGAAATACCTGCGTGCCTCGTGGAAGATGAAGAACCATATCCGGAAGCTGGAAGAGCTGGCGATGGGACGACTTGAGCCAATCTTCCGGGAGCAAGGCGTCACGATCCCGATAGAAGATTTCCAGCTTTAAATAATTCGTTGACGAAAGTGTTCCAGACAGGATATATTTCGCCCATGATAGCAGTTGATGTGTCCGAAGCCCGCGCAAGCGGGCTTTTTGCATTTCTGTCTGTCCTTTTTGCGTTGCCCTGTTCGGTCCAGTCCACCTGTCACCAAAGGAAGCGTATGACCTCAGTTCGCAAGCGTTCGCTCATCGAGCGCATCGCCCGTGCTCCAAAGGTGCTGCGTCAGCACTACCGCATCTGCCGCCGGTACGCCCGGCGTTGGGACGCCACCTGCATCAGCCTGCGCCTCACCTGGGCGCACATCGATTCGTAATCCGGTTCGGCCATGCTTGGCTTGGCGGCGTTGGGCGAAAACGATAAGCGCACGAATTCTCAACGGCGAAAGGTGGTGGTCCTGTCTCGATCCGCAGCATAGCGGGGGATACACACGCAGTCTCCGTTTGCCCGGTCCGCCGGGCTTTTTTATTCAACCTACCCATGGTAGTCCGGCCTGCGTCGAACCTCAAGCGTTCGCAGGACGGTGCCGGCGTCAAAGTTGTGGGTAGCGAGCAGTACATCAGGCCGCCAGCGTGCCTCCCAGTGGCGTGTTACAGGCAGAGTCGTCGACGAACAAAGGCCGACTCTCCAAAGCAAGCGCATCACCAGGCGCGGGCGACGACACCAACAGCAGTTAAATCCACTAACGAGGAGCAGGCATGAGCGCAGACATGATCACCAAGATCGAAGTAGCAGAAGTAGGGGCGGACGATGTCGTCGTGGTTCGCGTCGGGGCTCGCCTGACCAGTGAACAGCACCGCTCGATCTTGGAGCGAGTTGCAGCGAAGTTTCAGCCTGATACCAAGGTGCTTGTGCTCGATAGCGGAGTTGATCTTAGCGTCCTCCGCCAGTCGCCAGTCGTCCCAGTGTGTGATAGCGAGCCCGGCGTGATGCTCAGCCCGCTCCGTAACGAGCACACCAACACCATGCTGGGCGCGCCCCGCGATTGGGACGAGGCGCGTGACGGCAAGTGCATCGGTCTCCCTGTCCACCACGATAAAGAGCAAGGACACTGGCATTCGTTCTGGGAACCAAGTCAAGCCGACCTGGCCCGGCTCGTGGCCGGCATGCCCATTCGTCTGACTGTAGTGGGCGGCGCCCATCCACCCGTTGCAATCGCAGTACGGGCCGCCATCGCAGGCTAACCGTCGGCGACGGCGCCCGTGCAGACGTCTGCACTAAGGATTCGATATGCCACGAGCAGCACCGCGCCC